GAGCTAACAGACGAGGACATAGAGTTTGACCCGTCAGCAGATGAGGCATTTTAATTATGGATTTAGTATTTGATATTGAGACAGACGATTTACAAGCAACTCTTGTACATTGTATTGTAGCTCAAGATGCCGAGACAGGTAAGATATTTAAATTCCCTCCTCATAAATTAGAAGAGGGATACAGATTTCTTGCAACAGCAGACAGGCTTATTGGACATAACATTATTGGTTTTGATATACCAATGGTTCAAAAGTTTGGAGGTGTTGATCTCAGTAAGAAAGAAGTAATAGATACTCTTGTACTATCAAGACTATTTAATCCTAACCGAGATGGAGGTCATAGCTTAGAAAGCTGGGGCTTCCGTTTAGGTCTTGCTAAGATTGAGTTTGATGATTATGAAAATTATTCTAATGAAATGTTAGAGTACTGTGTCCGTGATGTAACCTTAAATACTTTAGTGTATAAAAACTTACGCAATGAATCCAAAGGATTTAGTAAAGGTTGTATTGATCTTGAACAATCAGTTGCTAAGATTATTAAACAACAAGAAGTTAATGGGTTCAAGTTTGACATGCAATCAGCTTTAGTTTTATTAGCAGAGCTAAGAGAAAAGAAACAACAGATAGAAGACGAAGTTCATAACACGTTTAAACCTAAGTGGGTAGATGCTAAATTAGTAACTCCGTATGTTAGGACAACAGATGGTAAATTATCTAAGCGTGGTCTTTCGGATGATGAATATGAAAGATGTTTAAACACCATGAACTATGAACCTTTTATGAGACAGACACTACAAGACTTTAATCTAGGTTCTCGTAAACAGATAGGAGAATATCTTATAGACTTTGGTTGGAAGCCTGAAAGATTTACACCTACAGGTCAGCCCATAGTAGACGAGAAAACTTTATCAGAGGTTACACATATACGTGAAGCTAAACTTATAGCAGACTTTTTATTAATACAGAAACGCATAGCACAGGTTGATTCTTGGGTCAGTGCTGTGAAAGATGATGGTAGGGTTCATGGATTTGTAATACCTAATGGAGCTATTACTGGCAGGATGACACATAGAAATCCTAACATGGCTCAAGTACCTTCTGTTCACAGTCCTTATGGTAAAGAATGTAGAGCTTGTTGGATTGTTGATGAAGGTAACGTACTACTCGGAGTAGATGCAAGTGGGTTAGAGCTTAGAATGTTAGCCCATTACATGGACGATGAAACTTATATTAAGGAGATATTGGATGGAGATATACACACAGCTAATCAAAAGGCTGCAAAACTTAAATCAAGAAATCAGGCAAAAACATTCATCTATGCACTCATGTACGGTGCAGGAGATGAGAAGCTTGGAAAAGTGGTCGAAGGAAATACGTCAGATGGTAGACGAGCTAGAGAATATTTCTTCGATAATAACCCTGCATTTAAATCTCTTAGAGATAGAGTTACAAGAGCAGCAAACAAAAAATTCCTTAAAGGTTTAGATGGCAGAAAGCTTTTCATACGTAATAATCATGCAGCTTTAAACACTTTACTACAAGGAGCAGGTGCTATTGTTATGAAGAAAGCTTTAGAAATATTATCGAATAGATTAAACCTTAGTAGTACACCTCATAAGTTTGTAGCTAACATCCACGACGAGTGGCAGATAGAAGTATCAGAATGTAGAGCTAACAAGGTAGGACAGATGGCTGTTGAATCTATTATAGAAGCAGGTAAGTTTTATAATCTTCGTTGTCCATTAGATGGCGAATATAAAGTAGGGAGGAACTGGAGTGAAACACACTAAAGAACAAGAATATAACTGGAGTTTCAACAGAGTAAATTCAAAGGGAGAAGTTCTGTTCAGGCACAGTACAGATGAAACTGTATATGATGTAATTGATTTTTTAAGAAATAAAAATATTGAATACACACGTACAGCAGGAGCAGGATGGACGATGTTCTGGGTTTATTTTAACGATCAAAAATATTGTTACTACTCTACCACCGGAAGATGGGCACCTTGGAATAAAGGAGGTTACCCTGAAAAACACTACACATCCAAAGGAATAGAAGATTTTTATAATAGATTTTTATTAGCCGACAAACCTACATTTAAAAGCGAAACAGAAACCAAAAAAGAAATAAAAAAAATTCTTGATGATGAGCAAATAGAATACAAAATAAAAAAAGACACGGTTACGTTGACTACTAAAGCTATTCTTAGAAAAGATGGTAAAGGTTACAGAAGAAGATATACATATGATTATATTATAGGAACTGGTAAATGGCGAAGTATGTATGTTGATGGTAGTTATAATGAAACTTACTATCAAGCAAGTAGTATAGAAAATTTTATTAAAAAAATATTTAGACCACAGGAGGAACTGGAGTGAAACACACTAAAGTAGCAAATAAAAGATTTGAAGATGGTGAATGGTGGTATGTAGGTCAGGCAGACGGAAGACGTAGAGTGTCTTCTCACGTAGGGAAAAATGAAAGAAGAATGTTTGTTAATGGTAAATATGTACCACAGTCTCATCCACTTTATAAAGCAGGAAGATACAAAAGTTTTGATGATGCTGCGTTTAGTTCTTTACAGAATTACGAAACATCTACAGAAGGAGAAGTATATATCATAACTAACCCTGCTTGGAAAGGCTGGATTAAAATTGGTATGGCTATTGATGCTGAGGACAGATGTAAAGGTTATCAAACATCTAGTCCACTTAGAGATTTTAAATTAAAGTTTAAAAAATACTTTGATGATAGAAGAACTGCTGAACAAACAGCTCATACTTTATGTGCTAAGAAAGCCGAGAAACGTAAAGGTGAGTGGTTTAAGTTAGACTTAAAGACAGCAAAAGATATAATAAATAATATGGAGGTCGTTTAAACATGGCTAAATCAAAGAAAACCCTTGACACATTAGTCGAAGATATATATAATAAGATAGGCGTACTTGCTGACGGTGAGCATATTGACCTAGATGAGGACACCATAGAACAGTTCGGTGAGTCTATGAAAGACATACTTTACAAGTGGTCTCACCCTGAACCAAGAGGTGATGCAACCTTACGCATGTCTAACATAGGCAGGAAGTCACGACAGTTATGGTTCGATATGAAGTCAGAAGGCACCCCTGAAAGGATGCCACCATCTTTATTCATTAAGTTTTTATATGGACATTTACTTGAAGAGATAGTTATATTTCTTATCAAGCTATCTGGACATACAGTTACTGATGAACAAAAAGAAATCAAAGTATCTGGAATCAAAGGACACATGGACTGTGTTATTGATGGGGAGGTTGTAGATATTAAGACTGCTTCTGGTTATGCGTTCAAGAAATTTAAAGACGGTACTCTAGCAGAGAACGATATGTTTGGATACATGGCTCAACTTGCTGGGTATGAACAAGCACAGGGCACTAGCAATGGAGGTTTCTTAGCTCTTAATAAAGAGTCTGGTGAGTTAGCATTATACAGACCTGATGAATTTGATAAGCCGAATATTAAAAATAAAATCAAAGATATTAAAGCTGCTATTAAGTTAGACAAACCACCAAGTTTGTGTTATAATCCTATACCTGATGGTAAGTCTGGTAATATGCAACTTGCTAGAGAGTGTGTATACTGTAGACATAAGTTTGAATGTCATAAAGATTCTAATGAAGGTAAAGGTTTAAGAGTATTTAAATATTCTAATGGCTTAAGGTACTTAACTCAAACACCTAAGCCACCTAAAGTTATAGAGGTAACACAGATATGAGTGGAAGAAGATCAAAACAATTAAGACGTAGAGCAGAAGACTTACTTATAGAATGGATTAGAACTATGGTTCCTGATGGAGAAGACCCTACTAGAATTAAAAGACAAAACCTAGATGAGTTCTTACCTATGCAAACACACATCTTTGCAGGTGGACAATTTAGAATGAGTGCCTACACTTTGAGATGGTTTTATAAAAAAGTAAAACGTAACCCTGATGTAACACTGGAGAACATCAATGCCTAAAAGAGTACCTCGTAAACCGAGACCAAAGAAGATAGGAATACCTAAAGGCTATGATAGCATGTGGGAAGTCACCTTACATGAAACTATATTACAAGATTGGAAACATCACTATGAGTCTATTAAGTATATCATTAAGAAAGATTATGAAGTAGACTTCGCCAAAACAATAGAAGATAAAACTATATTGTTAGAAGCAAAGGGTAGATTTTGGGACCACGCTGAATACAGTAAGTATCTTTGGATAAGAGAAGCCTTACCTGCGAACATGGAGCTAGTCTTCTTATTCCAAAAGCCTTTCTCTCCTATGCCGGGAGCAAAGGTAAGGAAGGATGGAACAAAACGTACCCATGCTGAATGGGCTGAAACAAATAATTTTAGATGGTTTAGTGAAGATACTTTACCTGATGAATGGAGACATAATGAATTATAAATTTAATGAAGGAAAATTAATACAAGAACTACAAGAGTATATTGATGGTACATATGGTGAGCATTATGCTTCTGATAAGTATCAAGCTACAGATATTATCATTGACTCT